GGCGCTTGGAGGCCGAGACCCGCCGCCAAGATGAGGAAATGTCCGACAAGGTTGCCCAGGCGACCAAACACCTCACGGGCGACACTGAAGGCGATGTGTAATGCCCAGGAAGCCGGCGCGATTCGATAGCCTTGAAGATATGATCTTGTGCGCCGCAGAGGGCGTGCGGCCACCCGAGCGCCTGACTGTTTCTCAGGCGGCCGAAAAATACCACATGGTCAAAATCCCCGGGGCCCACTACGGCCCCTACTCCAACGATCTCACACCGTACATGGTCGAGCCGATGGATACGCTGACCTCGCTCGATTACACGGGCATGGTTTTCGCCGGCCCAGCGCGTACCGGTAAATCTGCGTCGGGGATCAACTGGCTCACCTATACGGCAATTTGCGATCCGACGGACATGATGTTCGTTCACATGACGCAGAACACCGCGCGCGACTGGTCAAACGACGACTTGGCGAAGGCGATCCGAAATTCGCCCGAGCTTCGAAGACGCCTGTTGCCCGGCAAACAGAACGACAACACCCACGACAAGCGGTTCATGTCTGGGATGCAGGTGCTCATCAAGTGGCCGACGATCACCGAGCTATCCGGTAAAACCAAGGGTCGGATCATGATCATGGATTATGACCGCATCCCCGAGAACATTGACGGTGAAGGTAACGCCTTCGATCTGGCCCGTAAGCGCACCCAGACCTTTAAGCGGTTTGGTATGTGTTTCGCTGAAGGGTCTCCAGGCTACGAGGTGGAAGACCCTAAACATATCCCCTCGACGCGGCATGAGGCCCCTCCGACGCGCGGCATCCTATCGCTCTATAACCGCGGGGATCGCCGCCGCTGGTACTGGGATTGCCCGCAATGCCGCACCGCCTTCGAACCTGACTTCGGGCTCATCAAATATCCTGACTCCGAAGACCCGATGGAATCGGCCGAACAAGCCGTCATGACTTGCCCGAGTTGCGGTTTCTACATGGAAGCCAGGATGAAGCAGGAGTTGAACGTCGCAGGCCGTTGGGTGAAAGACAATATGATCTGGCTGCCCGAAGAAAACCGGATCGTGCAGATGAACGGAAAGCCGGTTGTGCGATCCGACATTGCGTCGTTCTGGATGAAAGGGCCCGCTGCCGCGTTTCAGGATTGGTCGCAGCTCGTATTCCGCTACCTGTCGGCCAAACGCGAGTTTGACAACACTGGCTCCGAAGAGGCTTTGAAGACGACGATCAACGTCGATCAGGGGCTCCCGTATATCTCCCAGGCCCGTAAGAGTGAGCGCGTTCCTGAAGAACTCAAGGCGCGCGCCGAAGACTGGGGTGGTAGCGAAGACGCACCGATTGTGCCGGCTGCGGTTCGGTCGTTGATCGCAACGGTGGACGTTCAAGCCCGGTCATTCGTTGTCCAGGTCCACGGGCTTGCTGCGGGTGGCGATCTGTATGTAATCGACGGGTTCAAGATCAGGAAGTCTGCGCGCGAGGATTCCGACGGCGACCCCTTGGTGATCGACCCGGCGGCATACCCTGAAGACTGGGACCGACTCATCGAGCATGTGATCGAAAAGACCTACCCGCTTGCCGATATGTCTGGCCGCCGAATGGCGATCCGCTTCACGGTCTGCGACTCCGGTGGTCGCGCCGGTGTAACCGTCAACGCTCTCAAGTTCTGGCGCAAGCTAAAACAAGACGGCGACGGCCATCATAAGCGGTTCGGGTTGATCAAAGGCGAGCACTCAAAGACCGCCCCGCCGGTGGGCCTGAAGTATCCTGACGCGACGCGCAAAGATCGCCACTCAGGGGCACGCGGCGACGTGCCCATGTTGTTCCTCAATTCAACGCCGTTGAAGGACCAGCTTTCCAACCTTCTCGGTAAGACCGAACCGGGCGGCGGGATGATCCATTGGCCTTCGTGGACCCCGGACTGGTTCTATTCTCAGCTCACAACCGAGGTGCGGGTAAAAGACCGCTGGGAGAATCCCAACAATAAGCGTAACGAGTCCTGGGACTTGCTCTATTATTGCCTGGGTGTGCTTCTTCGCCGCCCAGACTCTAGCCCCTTCCCTGTGTTTCGCCCTGATGAAATCGACTGGTCTGACCCACCCTCTTGGGCGGCTGAATGGGATGAGAACGACTTCGTGAGCGGTGAAGGGGAAGAGCCCAGCTTTCGGGGTAAACGCAAGAAAGTGAACTTGGCTGATCTCGGCAATGATCTCGCGTGAATACTTTCACACGTCCTGTGATTAATTTAACATAACTTGTGAATACCTGAGAAACTTTCACACTTGACTGGACTCTAAGCACGTTTCGCGTGTATGTAGGGGCTCGAATTGTATTTCGGGCAAATGGGGCCCCGTGTCTTATGGCGACAACTGCCGAACTTCTCACGCAAGCGAAAGACGCGCTGCACAAGCTCATTACGGGTGAGGCGGTGGCCGAGTTTCGTGACGCTGACGGTTCGACCGTTCGGTACACCCAGGCCAGTCGAGGCGCGCTTCGCGCTTACATCACTGAGCTTGAGGTGAAACTGGCGCGCGAGAACAAAGAGTCCCGCCCGACCGGCCCGATGCAAGTCTGGGGTCCATAAATGTTAGACACCCAGGAACGCATCGACCAGCTTCTTGACCCGACCCCGGCATCCCCGGCCGACACGACGCGGGACGGTCAGGAAGAGGCCCCGGCCGGGGTGGCGGTTCCGGCTGGGGCCGACCCTAACATGATTGCCGGCGACGCCCATGAAGGCGCGAGCCGCATGGACAAGCAACTGGCCTTGTGGAGCCCCCAGCGCGGTTCGGCCGATGATGCGATTATCGGTGAAAAAGACACACTGGACGCCCGCGTTCACGATCAGTCCCGCAATGACGCGTACATCGCCGGCGGCGCGTCAATCCACCGCGATAACATCGTGGGTTCGCAATTCCTTTTGAACGCAAAGCCCGAAACGAAAATCCTCTTCGGTAAAGAAGATGAGGTGTGGGAGCGCGAGTTCCAAGAGGAAGTCGAAGCGAAGTTCACACTCTGGGCTGAAAGCCCGGACGCATGGTGTGACGCCTCGCGTCAGAACACGCTCACCGAAATGGTGCGTCTGGCCGTCGGTGTGTTTACCGCAAGCGGCGAAGTCCTGGCGACCGCGGAATGGATGCGTGACGACGGTCGCGCCTTCCGCACGGCCGCTCAGATGCTTGAGGTGGATCGCCTCTCTGACCCTGAAGACCGTATCCTCCCGAACGGGTATCTGGAAAACCGTCAGCGGGTCCGCGGTGGCATTGAGCGCGACAAGTTCGGCGCGCCGGTGGCCTACTATATCCGCAAGGCGCACCCCACGGATTACCTCAATCCAGATCACAACCGCTGGCGTCGTGTCTCACGTTATAAGCCGTGGGGGCGGCCGCTGGTGTGTCACATCTTCGAACAGACCCGGGCAGAACAGACCCGCGGCGTGAGTTCGATGGTCTCGGCGCTCAAAGAAATGCGTATGACGAAGAACTTTCGTGACATTGTTCTTCAAAACGCCGTGGTCAACGCGACCTATGCCGCGTCCATCGAATCCGACATGCCCCCGGACGCGGCTTTCGCGTCTCTGGGCGGCAGTGACGATGTGCCCGACGCTGCTGCGACCTGGATGAAGGCGATCAGCGATTATGCGGGCGGCGCGAAGAACCTGACCCTGGGCGGGGTGAAAATCCCTCACCTCTTCCCGGGAACGAAGCTCCAACTTCGCCCGGCCGGCAATGGCGGCCCACTGGGTTCTGAGTTTGAGTCCTCACTCCTGCGTTACATCGCGGCAAGCCTGGGCGTTTCCTATGAACAGCTCAGCCGTGACTACACGAAGACGAACTACTCTTCGGCGCGCGCCGCCATGACTGAGACCTGGAAGTTCATGCAGGCGCGTAAGCACCTGGTCGCTGATCGGTATGCGTCATGGGTCTATCGCCTGTGGTTCGAAGAGGCGGTGAACAACAACCAAATCGAAGCCCTGAAGTTCTCCAAGGCCCCTCGTTTTTACGAAGGCCTCAACCGCGAAGCATACATGGCTTGCGAGTGGATTGGTGCCGGTCGCGGTCAGATTGACGAACTCAAAGAGACCAAGGCCGCCATTGACCGGATCGACGCCGGACTTTCGACCAAAGAGGTCGAGATTGCAAAGCTGCACGGCGGCGACTGGCGCAAGATCGCCCGTCAGCGCCGGCGCGAAAAAGACCTGGAAGAGACCCTGGGTATCTCAACGGACGGCCCGAAAGAAGACCAGGTGGTCGAACCGGAAACCGAAGAGGAAGCGAGCAATGCCTAAGAACAGCCCGATCCTGGCCCGGTTCGAAAATGAGCCGACCTTGGTTGCAT